ACACCAAAAATGCGGTAGTAAACGTTCGAACGAGCGTTGATAATACCGTTGCTTGGGTTCAGACCGTTTGCGAATGGGTTTGCAACCATGCCGTAACGTGTCTTGAAACCAATCTTTGGTTGGAAGGTGAACTGATCGACTGCACGTACCATCTGTAGTGGGACGTATGGGCAGTAGAACAGACCAGCGTCATAAGGTGACGAACCCTTATAGCCTACTGTGACCAGTTCCTGGTTGCTTGTGTAGCCACCGAAGTATGGGTCAATGTAGACCTTGATGCGACCATGGAGCAGACCTGCGAAGGTGTTGCCTGTGTCGTCTACTTGTAGATCGGCATTGAGTGCTGGTGTATATGAAAGAACACCTGCCATTGCCATTGCTGAAGCAACGTCTGACGATACGATCAGAACGTTACCCTTGCCTCTACGAGTCTGCTTGGCGATAACGTTAGCATCGCGCTCAATCTGGAAAATAAGACCCTTGAAACGCTCAACTGACCAACGGCCGTTTGAGTCTGTGTCGAGGTCAAAATAACCCTGAGTTGTCGTACCGTACTGAGCACCGAGAACGGCAGTCGTGTAGATGGTACGGATAACTTCACGGTTAATTTCAGCCAGAATTTCTGTTGACAGAATGTTCGAAAGTTCTGTCTCAGCATCAAGGCCGTGAATTGCCTTGAGGTCCTGAGCAAGTTCTAACGAGTACTCTGCCTTCAGAGCGCGTGACTGTGCAGTTACAGTAACCTTCTCAATCGAGAATGCCATCTGTTGGAACGCAGCAGCACCAGAAGCATCTGAACCGAGGAATTCAGCCTGCGAGGTTGGCATACCAATACCAGTTGTGAAGGCATTAGCAGTCAAGCTTGAAATTGCTGAGTTCGAGGTGTCAGTTGTTACTGTACCCTGGAAGCCATAGTTGTTGTATGGACCATACGCAGAAGTATTACCAGAGAAAATGGTATTAGCTTCGTTGTAGAAGGCTTCTGTACCTGTCTGGTTGGCGTAACGAGCGCGCATTGCAAAGATCAGGCCTGTTGGACCTGTCATTGGCTGAACGCCTGCAACGTCATAAGCAATCAGGTTTGGAAGAGCACGACGGACAAGTGAGATCAGAATTGGGTCGAAGTTCTGAACGCCTGAACCAGTTGTGTTTGTTGGACCTGGGTCATTGGTTTCGTTAAGAGCTACGCGATCCTGACGCATTGCAGCCTGTTGATTTTCCAGTACGAGGGCTGTAACGGCCTTCTTGTATGGGTCCTTAATGGCTTCTAGCTCTGGATGTTCCAGAACTGGCTGCCATTTCTTTTGAAGTTCTTCGGTCATATACATTTGGATATCTCCTTATCGATACCTAAGTGGTAAAGTTTATTTATAGTTTTGCTCTTTGCGAGATAGTCTTGGCGACTGCCTCGATCAGAGGGTCTGCTGATGAAGGTGATGCCTTCTTCTCGTCCTCGATGATTACTTCATCGTCTAATGCAGAATTGTCGGCAGTAACTACAGCATTCTTGAAATATGATTCCTTGATTGTGCTTAGTTTCTTACCAAACTCTTCCTCAGTAGTAAACTCAATACCCTCTGCGAGTGATTTCATTTTCTCCACTTGAGTCTGCGTGAGGCCTTCACAAGCTGCGTAAATAACCTCATATTTTTTGTGTTCGTTGAGTTCCTTTTTCATCTCAACAGCCGAAGTGATTTGCTCATTGAGTGATGACTCAAGCTCTTGCACTTTGGCAGTTAATTCCTCAACAACGTCAACCTTGTCCTCTGGAATGTCGATATAGTGTTCGACAAACAGATTACGGAGTCCTTCAATAAAGTCCTCCACAATTTCCGAACGAAGTCCCTTCTCAATGGCAATTGCATTGTCCTTGACCCATTCTTCTACCATGTAGTTGAGATAGTCATCGACCTTAGTTGCCAGTTCTTCCTTGACTTCTTCGATGGCCTGTTCAAACTGACCAGCGAGTTCTGCTTCGACTTGTTCAACAATTGAAACTACGCGAGAATTAACGGCAGCTTCAAAAATTGTTGTGGCTCTTTCCTTGAATTCTTCGGAAAGATTTTCACCAGAAAGCATTGCTTCAATATCTTCGCCGTAAGACTGGAACGTTGCGCCAGCATTTGCCTGCATCATTTGTGGAGCAAGCTTGCCAGCAATGCGATCACGAATTGATTCGTAGTCTGTTGCATCAGACTTTTCTGGTTCAGAAATGTCTTTGCGACCCATCGTTTCTTGTGGTTGACCTTGTGGTCTTGTTGCACCAACGCCTGCTTTTTCTGAACCAACAGGAGGTGTTGCACCAGGAGGTTTTGCTTGCGGTGTACCTTTCAGATAATCTGGCAGATCGTCTGTCAAAGCTCTTTCAGGAGACTGACCAATCATACCTGCATCTTGTTGGCCGGTAACTGTGCTTGTTGGAAGCTTGTCTTTGCCGACTTCTGGTTTCGAACCACTAGAGGCACGCATTCCCATTTTTGAGGAAATGTTGCTATCAAAGGTCGACTTTGAATCTTCTACGAGACCCAAAACTTCCTTAGCAGCTTCTGATAGTTTGAATTTTGACATTTTAAAATCTCCTTGGATTTGTATTGGATATTTATATTTAAAGTTTTTTCAGGAAGTTTTCGAATATTTGTAGACTGACCTTTTCTATGTCTCTATATGAAGCTTCTTTGATTTGTCGCTTCGCATAAGAATGATCCATTTCAGTCCATACGCCATCCACTAACATCCATTCTTTTCCTTCCATGATACCCTGTACAAACGCACCTGGAGCGGAAGGGTCTGCTACTATATCAGCCGCTGTGGCAAGATAAAAATCATCTTGAACAATATTTACACCATTGACTTCTTTGAGAGAACCCATACCGCGGGAAGATACTCCAAGTTGAGCACCACCCTCGATAAGTTTTGCCGCAATGTTACCCATTGGTGTTTCAAGAATCTTTGCTCGGCCAATCCAATTATTACCTTCTTGGCGTAGACCTGTAATTAGGTGTGATACGCGATCAAGATTAATGGATGGTGTATCTGGATGACCCAGTTCACCAAAGGCACGATTTTTATTAATGTATTCGTTTGTATAACGAGCAACCTCTTTCATCAAGGTTTCTCTTTTGTACATACGCTTGTTTTTATTTTCTTGTTGAGAGACAAGAAATGGACCCTCGATGAAAAGTGTTTTCTTTCCATCTTTTTCTTCGGTCAGGTAACTAACCGATTCTGTTAATTCTTTGATGAGTTTCATTTACCTTATCCCCATTGATCTTCTTTTTTGTAATGATCTTTTTCTTTTTCTAAGCGACTGTTTTAATTTAGCCCGACGTTTATACTTCGCTCTTCTAGCTGCCATTTTTCTATGTCTACGCTCTTGCGAGGACATACGAACAACTTTGCCACCGCGTATTGTATAACCGGCTACAGCAGACCTTTTAACCCTTCTCTGTATTTTACCATTACGAACACGAACACGAATTACCTTTGTTCTACCCGTTCTTCTAACATTAGGTGTAGACTCGCTTAATTCTTCTTCAACAAAATCTACTTCAGTATCAATTTCTTCATACAGTTCGGCAACCATACGTATTTTAACTTGCTCAAGTTTTTCTTCAACCAAAGCATCAATACGTTGGAACAAAGCCTCTTTGGCTTCCAATATTTTACCAGCAAATATATTGTTGGTAAAATCCCTCATTATGGTTTGATGCTGTATGGGCCGTAGTTGAACGCAGCAGGATCATTAAACTGACCGCGCTGATACATAGCGTTATTCTTACGAAAGGTAAAAATTACAGTATAGGCGCAGTTGGCTGTTGCACCTGATGTTGCAACACCTATGTCTCCGTTTCCTATATTAGCTGTAAGACCATTACCTGAATTGTTTATGATAGAAGGTAATTGTTCTCCTAGACCAAATTCTCCCTGACCTTGCAGGTGAAAAATAGTTGCAGAGTTTGCATATTGCGTGGCATATGAAGCGCCATTTCCTGAGAAGAATATTTCTACTCCACCAACGTTCTGTGTAGGAAAGTTAACGTAGTATTTTAATCCCGTTAACTGAAGGTCATAATAAGAAAGTGCGGTATTGCTTACGCTAAGAGATGTGCGTAGAGGAACACCATTGGCATCTAATGCACCAAATAGTGTGTTTGCCTGAACTCTAGCCGAATTGGCTTCCTGTCCTGTACCGTCAAAGGCGCCAGTAATCTTGATTACGGAGTCGGTAACGGTGTCTCTTAGGACTTGGTATGTAAATTTGTTTGACATTTTTTATCCTATTATTTAACGTGTTTCCAAGCAAAGTCAACGACTCGGCCAAAATGTTCTTTACTTTTATGTGCCATGTCTGAAAGTTTCTTTTTATTCTCGTTATTCAAAGCGCCGTGTACTCTGAGTACTGCGGCCGCCGTAACTCTATCAACTTTCATTGTTCTACCATCTTTAAACTTGATTGGTTTAGCTGTGCTACTATCAACAATCTTTTGTAGATGGTGCATGACATTTTCTTCAATATACTCAACTTCTTCTTCGACACCAGCCGACCATTGCATGGCCGAATATGGTACCGTTATATATTTATTAATTTTATCGACGTAGTAAAGAGCAACTTTTTGTCCATTTGGAAACTGACGTATTTGCTTTCTACGCATAATCAATACCATAGGAGGATCGTGTGGTTTTGAATGATTTTGTTTATGACCATCTACATCATCTTCAACCACAAAATCTGGAAGTTCATCTGCTTCCAATACTTCAATCTCCAGATCAACATCAGGAGATTCTGTCGTATTAGAAATGAACTCTTTCAGTTTAATCATTCTGTGCGACTTCTTCCGTATCTTCAGTTGATTCTTCTTCAACTTCTTCACGAGCAATTAAATTCTGTGCCACCTGTTGTTTGTGGGCTTCAATGTGAGCCATTACTTTGTCTTGAATGGCAGAATACAATGCGTCCCGCATTTCCTTACCATTGTCCTCATATGCATAATCAATAATAGCTCTTGACTTTTCCATTCGATTTCTCCAAATTTAAATATTTATAGAATCTTTTTTAGTTTCTTAAATGTAGTAATATTAACACTCTCTTGCTGGTTCTGAGCTTCCATTTGACTCTGATGTGCTTGTAGTGTCATCTGTTGTTCTGCCTCAATGTCACCAGTCATTTGCTGTTGAGCAACGGCATTAGTGACACCAACCGGCAATCCAATACCCATTTCCTTTTCTTCGTCCATTTCAGTTTGCATTTGTGCAATTTCATCATCAGTTAGACGTAGAACATTTCTTTGAATCCAGGTATGGGAGAAATAACGACCAGTAAATTGGTCAATTTGGCTAAGTAGTGATAATCTTTCTTTAATTAATTCGGCTTCTTTAAGTTCAGAGAAGTTGTTGTCTTTAATAAAGTCATAGTAGATATGACCTCTAAATTCATTCCATTCATCTGCCGTACAGATACCTTTAAGTACGCATTGTGCTCTGAGTGCTTGGTCAAACACATCGGAGAATTTAGAACGCATACGATCAACAAACTTGGAGAACTTTAATTCGTCACGGGTAATTTCCGATGAACGACCTAAAGAGAAACCTTGGTTTGGTTCTAGTCTTGAAATAGGTACGTTGAGTGACTTGTACAATTTACGTTCAAAGTACTTAACGTCCTCTAACTCACCTAGGTTCTGTCCACCAGGTAGTGTCGTAATCTCGGTACCTTTACCGCCTTCACGGCGAGGCAACCAGAAATCTTCCATCATCGACAGATACTTACGGTCATCTCGGACTTCACCGGTGTTTGCGTCGTATACAAGTTTGTTCTTGTACTTGACCATGATATCACGCAGATATTGTTCCGCCTTTAACTTAGGAAGGTTGCCAACGTCGATATAGAATATACGTCGTTCTGGTGCGCGTGAGATACGATAGATAACCGTGGCATCTTCAATCATTCTTAACTGATTGAGTGGCTTAATTGCCTTGTGCAGGTAAGATAGTACGACCGCCCGGCGAGAATCCATTAGACCTGATACTACCGAAATAATAGAATCTGTAGTAATGCGAACACCAACGGGACCAAAACTTGACGAGGGCGAACCACTGGTAACTTTTTCGTTGTAGATATAGTACTCGTTGATGACATTCATTACATCAACACCAGTACGTTCATCTTTCTTCTTCTTGACCTCACGAACCTTTCTGAGCTTACGGGGGTCAATATAACGGAGTTCTTTGATGCCCTCAATTGGGTTTTCACGGTCAATAATAATATGATAGTACATACGACCGTCAACATAGAATCGACGGAAAATATCTTGTGCTAACTGATTGTAGTTGAGCATCCTCAAGATATTTTGAAATTCGGCTTTGATTGCGGATTTAATCTTGTCGTTGACTTTAAGATCGTCAAGAACTATCTGAATTGTTTTGCCGTCATCATCTTGTACAATTGCTTCATTAACTATATCATCAATGGCAGATTCAATTTCTGGCTGCATGGCCATTTCACGGTAACGAGAAATCAACTCTACTTCATTTTTGGCAGTACCATCTAGATCAACATAGGTGCCATAATAGGCGGCCGATGTGATTGTTAGAGCACCGTCATCATTTGTAGGAGGCGTGAAGGATTGTTGAACAGACTGTGCCTGTTCTCCTTTATCACGCGAGATGGTAAAACCGAATAACGAAAATTTGTTTAGATCTGCCATTTTACTTTTTCCAATTCAAAAAATCATAATGGGGGACCGAAGTCCCCCACGAATATAATTTAA